AGCAGCACTTGCTGCAGTGGCTGGTCCAGTCCTTAAGGCACTTGACCCTAAGTCTACAGAGTTTGGACGAGGCTCCAAGTAACCCCATTCTAGGCCCATAGCGGGCTCATAGAGACAAGAAACCCCCCTTCCTAAGGTAATCACCCTAGGTTGGGGGGTCTTTTGTTGTCTTTAAATCTCTTCGTCAAGCCATTCATCTAGCAAATCGTGGTATCTGTTCTCACGTTTCCTAAATATAAAACCTTGAATTCGGTCAACGATCTCGTATAATAGATCACGGATTGCTAATGCAACCAGTCCTCCCACTACAATTTCAAGCATAGTTTTCCCCTTATAGTATATATATAGACCCTCCATAGAGGGTCTTATATAGTATGTTATATACAAGTATACACATAAATTCTAAATATGCAAGTTCTATTAAACTTTCCATAACTGACCTGATCGTGTATAGTACCGTCTATGACTATTGAACTTGAAGGGTATACGATACCCGAGCACATCAGTTACTCAGCACTGACTACGTACATTGACTGCGGTTATATGTACTACCTATCACGACTACTAGCCATCCCTGAGCAGCCATCAGTGTGGTCAGCAGGGGGCAAAGCATTCCATTACGCAGCAGAAATGTGGGACTTAGAGAATGAGTAACGCATACTGGGATCTTGCTTGGCTTAAGGAAACAAAAGACCTTGACCTAAGTAAAGCACGCATAGGTGGCCGATCAACTAAAGCTAACCCTGATAAAGAAGATGCTGTGTGGTGGGAGACAGAGGGTTCCAAGTGGGTAGATCATTACATCACTTGGCGCAAGAACAATCCTAACTGGAAAATCTGGAAGACACCTGATGGTTCTCCAGCAATCGAGTTAGCATTGATGCCTGACTTTGCTGGCGTGCCAGTCAAGATGGTGATTGACAGGGTGTTTGAAGTCGATGGACAACTTGTTGTTGTTGACTTGAAAACCTCTCAGCAAACCCCTTCCAGTGCGCTTCAACTTGGTTTCTATAAGGTGGGTCTCGAAAGAGTCTTTGGGGTTGAAATCAAATTGGGTACTTACTGGATGGCACGTCAGTCGGGCACAAGTTCAATGGTTGATCTGTCAACTTACACTGGTGACAAAATGGATTACCTTGCACAGAACTTTGATAAAGCAAGAAAGTCTGGTATCTTTCTCCCTAATACAAATAACTGTCAGTACAGATGTGGTATGACCGCTCACTGTCAGTTCTCAACGAAAGTAGAAAAATAATATGGCAACAGAAGACTGGAAGTTACAAGTATCATACAAGACACCATCAGGTGATATGATTAATATTCGTGCTAATACTGCTGATGAACTCAGTGTATTGCTAGAAGGCATTGGCGACTACTCTGTACAAATTGCAGCAGTTCAGAAGTTAGTTGTTGGTGCATACAACGCAGCCCCTTTGGGAACCACGCCTTTAACTCAAAGCACAGCGCCATCCATATCCTCCGCTCCAACCCCAGTATCGCCAGTCACGGGAACCGCTTCACCGACTTGCGTGCACGGAGCACGGATCTTTCGTCAAGGAGTGAGCAAGACGACAGGAAAGCCATACGCATTCTGGGCGTGTCCAACTCCACAGGGGACGCCAGACCAATGCAAGCCAGTCAACTAATACAGCAAGAATTAATATAAGATGAGTCGTGGTCACCGTATTACACCAAAGCGGTGGCTGCGACTTCTCTTTAGAGAGGGGGAGAAATGCGTACACTTGTCAGAAGTGTTGGTCGTGCCAGTATCGGTGGAGAGCCGTTGCCTAGTTGCTTTAAGGCCTTCGAGAACAACAAAATTATTATTAGGCGATCTGAAGTATCGATGTTTGCAGCAGCGCCAGGTGTAGGTAAGTCTACCCTAGCACTAGCATTAGCATTGAAGATGAAAGTTCCAACTCTATACATATCAGCAGATACTAATGCACATACAATGGCTATGCGTTTAGCATCTATGATATCAGGTAAGAGTCAGAGTGATGTTGAAAGTTTAATGAACACTGATCAAGGGTGGACACGTGCAACATTAGCACGAGGCAACCATATCGTATGGTCATTTGAATCAGCACCAACCTTACAGGATATCGATGAAGAAGTACAAGCATTCGAAGAACTATGGGGCTGTGCACCCACACTTATTATTGTTGACAATTTAATGGACGTAGCCACTGATGGTGGGGAAGAGTTCGCATCTATGCGAGCAATTATGAAGGAGTTGAAGTATCTTGCACGTGCTACTAATGCGGCTGTCGTTGTTCTTCATCACACTTCTGAGGCTGTTACTGGGTCACCGTGTCAGCCACGCTCTGCTATCCAAGGTAAAGTCGCTCAACTTCCTGCACTTATATGCACTCTTGGCGTTGTTGGAACTTCAATGGGTGTCGCACCTGTTAAAAATAGATACGGAAAAGCAGACGCAGGTGGAACACTAATGACTTGGGTTGCATTCAACCCTGAGTATATGTTCATTGATGACATACCAGAGAATGTATAATGTTACGTAATGGGGCTTATCGTCGCAGATGCCAACGTCCAGGATGCGATGAGTATGCTTACTTAAAAATTGGCGTCCCGTATAAAATTATTTTATGTAACGATTGCAGATTATCAGGATGGGCAGATGACAACTAGAAAATCTCATAAGGCTAGAGGAGCAACATATGAAACAGACGTCAAAGACTGGTTTAGAGAACATGGATATGATTCTGAACGACTTGCAAGAACAGGTGCAAAAGATGAGGGAGACGTTGTTGTCCGTGCGGACTTCCTTGGTAGAATTGGAATTATCGAAGCCAAAGCCCCAGGTGAATCAGGTCGCATTAGCCTCCCTGCTTGGACGAAAGAGGCTCAAGTTGAAGCAACGCATTATTCAGAAGCAAGAGGCATCAAACGTGAAGAAGTTCTCGCTGCTGTCCTCATCAAAGCACGAGGAAAATCTATATCCGACTCGTACCTTGTCTTAAGGCTTGGCGATGTATTTGGTAGATGACCTTCCTGATATTGTATCAGTACTAAAACACTATGGTGCTAATGTAAACCGCACTAGTGGACAAGTCAATATCAAGTGTCCATTCCATAATGACAGTCACGCAAGCGCAAGTTTCAATACTAAAGATAACATCTTTAATTGTTTCGCTTGTGGAATGCAAGGCAACAGTATTCAAATTATAGCAAAGAAGGAAGGAGTGGACATACGTGAAGCAAAGTCAATCGCAGAAGGAATTACTGGGCAAAGCCACAACGAGGTACGCGGAAAGCATCTTTCAGGCGGAAGATTACCTAGCAAGTCGGGGAATCAGTCGGGAAGTAGCGCGAATGGCGCGATTAGGCGTAGTCGCGGAGCCTGAGACAGGGCACGAGGCTTACATAGGTCGACTAGCAATCCCTTACATCACCAAGACTGGTGTTGTAGATATTAGATTTAGAAGTATGAACCCAGCAGTTGAACCAAAGTATATGGGTATGACTGGTGCGGAGACAAAGATGTACAACGTATTAGATATAGAACGAGCAGGCGACTGGATTGGAGTATGCGAAGGTGAATTGGATACCCTTACTCTTAGTAAGTGCATCGGTATTCCTTGCGTTGGAGTTCCTGGTGCGAATAGTTGGAAGAAGCATTACACGAGATTGCTCGCAGACTTTGAAAGGATATTCGTTTTTGCAGACGGAGACCAACCAGGAAAAGAATTCGCGACTTCTTTGGCACGGGAACTACCTGTCACCATCGTCACGATGGACGAAGGAGAAGATGTCAACTCGCTATATGTCAAACACGGAGCAGAGTACATCAGAGCAAAGATGGGACTCGGATTAGATGACGAGTAACATACCACCCTGTCCAATATGCGGTGAGCATTTTGACAATGTATTTGAGGCAACAGACCATCTCATTGAAGATGATGGTGGCATTGAGTTTGACCCTAAGTTAATCTTACCTAATGGATACACACTTATGGTTGGCTCATTACTAAGATGCCTTTACGGATACGCTAATAATCCTGATGAGATAGAGGCTATTACACAGTCAACATACGCTACGCTTTATGCAGCAGAAACTAATCCAGGAAGTATGCGGAAGATTATAGAGGAAATGGTTGTACGAGAACATATGTCGGGGTTTGATAAAGAATTAGTAGAACTATTAGATGATGAGAAGCCAAACAATGACGAAAGTGGAGAGTGAGGAAGTATGTCTGATAATAAAACACTTAATGAATCAAGGGTTCAAGGTGAGCCAATCGGATTTGACGTCAGGCACCCTGACTTTAACATTGACAATTCCCATATTAAGTTCCGAGAGTCAGTAGATAAAACGTTTTGGGAACTACAAGATTTGCTACTAAGTAAGCATAAAGATTACGGTC